GCCCGCTCAATGAGCTAGGTCCGCCCCCGGATCCCCCGATGGAAACTCCGCTGGTGCCTGTGCCCCGAATCGTAAAGCTCTGCGTGACGTCCGAAATGCGGGCCTCCGAGAAATCTCCGTCAGAGGTCATCACGCTTTTGATCTCCGACTGGTAGTTGATTTCCACACTTTCAAGCGTGGCGCCCGTCGCTGCGGCGATTCCAAACCCGTTGGCTGTTGGCATGTGTTGGAAAATTAAAGGGTTTCGTATTTGACGCAGGTGATTTCTGCGGTCCGGAAATCGTCGTTGCTTTCCGAAATTTTTGCGGCGGTGACCTTGAACCCGGAAAAGCTTCCAAGACTCGGCGCCGAGCCGATGCTCACTGCGCCTTTGCTCCGGATTGTCACGGTGGTCGTCACGACGCCTTTCGGCTGCGCAACAACAGTCTTACCCAGCTCATCTTTGATCGTTGCAACCTCCACCGATTTCTCCTCGGAGGATTCCTGCATATAGCCACCGGCTGGCGCGGTGCCGCCAAAATCATCAACAACTCCAAATGTCGCGGGCATACCTTTTTAAAATGTCAACCTGCTGGAGCATACCCGACCGTGTAACGCATCGTGGTCCGCCACTGCATCCCGTCTACGTCCGGCGCGGTCGTCGTTGCGACGATGCCGCACAAAATCACGTCGTCCGTGTCGACTTGAATCTGGCGCAGGTAAGCATCAACAGCCTGGCACAACTCCGCATGCTCAAGCGTTGTCGCGTCTTCCGCAGAGGAAATCACCATTGCCTCAAAAGTCCCCCTGTAAAGATTGGCTCCAACAACAGCTTCTCCCTCGAGTCGGATGAGGATTGCAGGCAATGCCAGCTCGGCCGAGTCGTGCATTTTGCCGACGTGCGCCCCGGGAAACTCCCCGGCCAACTGTCCACCAATCGCGTTGATGAGGTATTGATCGATCATTGCGTCGGATGCTCACAGTTGAGCGTGTACGAGATTGCGTCCTTTTGGATGGAGTTGATTCGGTACTGTGCGCCCTCAACGGTGACCAGCTGCCCCACCTCGGGCACCGGAAAGCCGGTGCGCCTGACGTAGATCGCCAGCACTACGTTGGGCATCATCGCTCCAATCTCAAGGTCTGGGTTGGCCTCGATCTCGTTGATGACGCCGCTGTAAATCTGCCCTTGAAACGTGAATTGCCGTCCCATGTAAGCAATTGCCTGTTGCGCCGCAGTGCTGTTGATTTCGAAGAAGCCCATGCGCTAGAGAAGCTTTTTGCGTGAAGGTGGACGGACTTCGGCCTCCGGCTCGGTTGCTTTAAGTTTCTTTGTCCGGTCGGCTCGGTTGCAGACAAAAAGGGAAATTTCCCCAGGCTGCGAAAACGCTTTGTAAAACTCAATTGCGCGGTCTGTCGGCCCGTGAAAAACGACATCCGTGCGAAGTCCGGTGCGGTGCGTAACAATGGAAATCTTAGTCATCTGCAAAAGGGGGCGATGTCAAAAAAAGAAATGCCTCCGCCGGGCGAGTCGGCGGAGGCATCGGGGTTGAGCTATTTGCTCACCGCATTAAGCGGAAACGATACGGACGCCCATGTCCGTTCCGGCGGAGGCGCCGAACAGGACGGAGAGACTGTATTTCAGGACGCCCTCGTCCTGGTTGTACCAGCGGCGCCACTGCAGGGGGAGGTTCAACCCGGGCACAACCACATCAGCGATTTCGCCGCCGGACTCCACAAACCCCGTGCTGTCCACCGAACGGGCGGCCATGATCAGGGAAGACTTGTGCAAAGCAAAGCCGGTGAGGTTTGCGCTGTTGCCGTCCGCGAGGTCGGTTTCGTAAATGTCGAACCCGGCGACACGGGGGACGACACCCTCCGCCTTCTGAGCGGTGATCGTCGGGATTTCCGCGGAGTTCAAGCTTTTTACCAGAGAAGCGTAGTACGTCGGATTCACGATCAATGCGCGGTTGCTCTTGGGCGCCTTCTTCGTCCCGGTAAGAGTCGCGCTGATATCCGCGAGGTCGTCACGGTCGAAGTTTGCCGCAGTGATCGTGGTAGAGGTTGCAAAGTTGCCGACAACCACCAGGTTCCAAACAAAATCGAAGAGAGCCTGGCCGACCGCTTCCAGCGCTGGCGCGATGAAAAGATCGTTGAGGTTGATCGCAGATTTGGAGCGCTCCAAATCATTGAACCCCCACACATAACCCGGGAACTGGTTAAGCGTGATGGTTTTTGCAGTCGTGGTGGTGTCCTGTTGCGTGTAGCCGTTCGAAAGATCGACCGCCGTCGGGCGGGTCGGGATCCGAGTCGTGACAGATGCGCCGTTGGCGGCGATGTCCGCGCTGAAATCAGTGGTGAACGCTGCCAGGGGAGCAAACACGCTGGAAGCGTATTGCAGGGACTCCTGTGCGATTGCTGCGAGGTTGCACCCCGCGATGGTATTGGTAGCCATATTTTGTTATTGCTTGGATGGTTGGGGTTTAGTCTCGCATTGTTTCGCGGTTCGCTTTGTAAAAAGCGTTCCGGTTTTCAACGGGAAGTTTGTGGTATTCGTCCCAGAGTTCCGCTTTGGTCGGCGCGGAAACGGGCGCTTCAGAAATTGCAACGGGTGGCACTCCGAGAGATGCGACCGCCTCGGTCACTTTGGTTTCGGCAATGGTCGCCGCGGTTCGAAGAGCGGCGTTTTCTTCCACGAGTTGCAAAATCTCGCTCTTGGAAGCTTCGAGCTTCACGGCCAATTCGGTCGCGTTTGCGTGCGCCGCGTCCAGCTGCGCCTTGAGACTGTCGCGAATCTCAACAAAAGTTTGCGCCTCGGTCTGCAATGCCGTCTCGCGCTCGAGAGCGGCGGACAAAGCTTCCCGGGCCTCGGTCAAAGTCTTTGGAAGGGCCATGCCTTTTTGGCCCTGTCAACTCAAAGCCTTTCCTCCAGGTAGGCCAGCGCTTCATCCTCAGAGAGAATGCCGTCGATCAAATTATTCTCAAGAGCCCGCGGCGCGAAGAATGCCTGCCCGCGCATGGCATCAGGTGATACCAATCGCGACCGCAGCACATTTGCGCGGAATTGCTCGAAAGCGTCCTGCACATACTGCTCCAAGGATGCCCGCTGGTCCGGCGTCAGGCTCGGCCCGTGCATTGCGCCTTTCAAGTCACCCTCGGCGTTGGTAATCGGTGCCCATTCCATACCCTGCATCGACCACATCGCGCTCTGATCGATCCACGGAATGATGGTGCCTATGCTGCCCCAGGTTGAACTCGGCGACCCAAACGCGTAATCGCAGGAAACTGCAATGTTGTACGCGGCCGAACAGGCGAGATCCTCAGAATAAGCCAGCGTCGGCACCCCAGCAGCCGCGACTGCCTCGGCAATCTCCGCATTTCCGACAACGGTTCCACCGGGGGAAGAAATTTCTAGGAAGATTCCACGCGCTCCGGCTTCCACGGCGTGCTGAATCTCGTCCGCAATGTCTTCGTAATCCGTGTTTCCGCAGCTTTTTTCGATCGGCGACAACCCTTTCCCAAGCACTCCGCAAACGTGAATCTTTGCAATTCCAGAGGGAAGGATCTCCATTTCTTCCCGAGGATTCATGAACATTGAGAGATCCGGCGAATCTCCGTTTGCGCGCACCATTGCCGCCTGCACTACTTTCCGGACTGCAGCGTGGCCCTCGGCGGTAATAAACCAAGGACGATACATCACCTGCTCGATCACTCTCTGAAACCTCATAGACTTTGCTCCGGTTGAACTTGGGGGATTGGTGCGCCAGGGATCACGCGAAACGCGGATTCAGGCAGCCCGCTGCGCTGCATACGCTCACGGATTGCCAGCTCTTCCGCTTCGCGCTCGTCGAGGTGGTCGGAAAGTGTGCGTCCGCCCTCGGCGAGGATCTCCGAGAGGTTTCGCATTCCGAGTTTGTAAGCCTCCCGGGCATCCGCGTTTGCATACCCAGCGTCCACCGTCACAAGCGGCGGCGTAGTAAATCCCCACCGAAGAGATCCACCGATGTCCGCCCCTCGGTATGGGGGAAGGATGCCGAGTTTGACCGCTTTGCTCACGGCATACCCAATCCGGCGCCGCGCAGCTGGTCGGAGAAGGTCCTGCCGGTCGGCCACTGTGCGGTTAACCTTGGCTACCATGGCCCGCACCGATGCGCCTCCGAGTTTACTCGCGTCCCAGAAAAACTCATAAGGAAGGCCGGCGCCGTGAAGCGCGTTGCGCAGCAGTCGCTCCATCAAACTGTTGGTTGCCTCGCTCGGGATGTCGCTTTTGAACTGCTCGAGCTTTGAGCCCGATCCCGCACGGAAATAACGTACGGTCCCGGCCATGATTTCTTCCCCGACGACGCTTTGTTGCGTCGGCCCATTTTTTTGCAGCTGGTAGACGGGATCCGAAAGATCGGCGACGCCCATTTCGTTGTGCTCGATCAGCCCGATGCTGGCGGCCAGCTTCGCCGCCTGCCTGACGTAGTCCTGCATCGTCATCAAGTCCCGCAAGTCCATAATTGCGGATGTGAACGCAGGAAGCCCTCGCGTCTGATCCGGCGCCACCGGCTCGCGCAGGAAATCCACGCTCCGGGCTGAGACTTGCCGATCTTCCTCGGCAGTTCGGCCAAGGATATTGAACGCCACCGCGCGGCCAAGCTCGTTAACAATCACCCCGTTGTGCTGCCGGAGCCCTCGATAGGGACCTTTTTCCACAACGTCTTTTTGATCCCGGCTTCCAACCGCGTGCCAGGGGATTTGTTGGAATTGCGGGTACCCGTCACGGGCCTCGGTGTAGAGGCAAAAGACGTCGCCGTCCCGGTCAACGCTCAATGAATCCAGGTAAAGACCGCTTTGGAAGTCCATCCCGTTCACATACGCGACGCCGTAGAACTGGTTGATGAGCCACTCGGTTGCGGCTTTGCCCCATTCCTTATCCTCCCCTTCAAACCGCGGCAGCCAGGAGCGTCCGACAACGTAAGTCGCTTTTTCTTGCAGCGCTCCCTGGGCTGGTCCGAAATTCCAGAAAAGCTTTTGCGATGCGTTAACGATCGTCCTCCATTCGCCGACCGAGATGTTCCGATCGAGCGGCGCGGCGTAATTACCGAGAATCGGTCGGTTGGCGTACCATCCGCCGTTGACTAGCCGCATTTGATCCGGTCGCCCGATGCCCAGCGTGCTTTTGAGCCACTTTGTGATATTTCCGATCATGGCTAGTTAAAAAGGGCTTGGGTCCGCGTCACGGGTCGGCAAATGTTCCTCGCGCGATGGTCGAGCGCCATCTGTGCAAAGGTCATCACCTGCATCTTGGAAAGACTGCTTGGGACGTTAAAAGTGAAGCTGGATCCGTTCACCGAACTGCTCACCAGCGTGCCTTCCCCGGCAGCCACGGCATCAAAAGCCTGATCCCGCAGATTGCGCAGGAGAGCAACATCCTGCTGCAAAAAGAGGTTGAGAATTACTGAGGTCGGAGCGTCCACGCCCTGCCCAAATTGTCAAACCTAGCCCCCCCGTCTCAAGTTGTTGAGGATCCGGAAATACATTGCCGCAACCACCTGCATAGCCTCGCAATCCCACAGGTGGTTGTGTTTTTTCACCAAAACATACCGCTGTTTGACCTGCTTGGTTACCCGGTCCACAACATCCCGCTTCAACTCTGAATTCATGTGCGCCGTCCAATCTGGCGACGCATCCCTAGGATGCTCCCAGTCCGGTGCGCCCTGGCCTCGGAGTCGGACCAGCTGGTCTTTCACGGGCTCGTTAGCGAAAAGAATCAGTTTGCAAACGTGCCCTCGGGGCGAACGTACAGGCCGGGGTTCAGAATACGCCCGCTGATGCCGGACCTTGCCGGCGCCGATCCAAAAAAAGTCATCTCCCCGACCCATCATCGCATTCCACCCAAACGCCCCGCATTCGTCGTACACGTTTCCGGAATCAAAGCCCGAGTCTTGGAAGACACAATAATCCTCAATCCGGAGCCTCTGTTGCAGGTCCCGCAGGCTCTCGAGCGTTAGCACTTTGCCCTCCCAAATCAACCGGCTTGTCCCATCAGCCCGCCACGCTCGGCAAAGTGCCCACCAGTGGTCTTGCTGGCGGTCTATCGTTAAAAACCGCCGTACCTCGCCGTCGATCCGTGCCCCATCCACAAATTCCTCTTTTGTGTAGTCAGCGCCACGCAGCTCCACCGGCGGGAGGTCATTCTCTTCGCGCCAAACCTCGGCGAGCCGTTTTTGAATGAACTGCCGGAGTGCCGAAACGTCCCCGGCTTTCTTAAGAATTTGCGCCTTTAGCCACTCCACCACCAGCGTGCCCCATGGTATCCAATACACGGCCAATGCTGAATAATGGAACGACACCCGGTGCGCCAGCGAGTTGCTTGGCATCCGCGCGTACCGTCCCCGGGAAGCCAGCGCCCGCCGTTCTTGCGCGGTGTCCCGAGTAACGTGCCCGCACGTTGGACATTCGTGCCGGACCGACGCGCTGATGGCTTCCCAATCCGGCGTCCCATCTTCGAGCGCGTGGTCGTCCCATTTGATGCCTGACCAAGTTAGCCGCTGCCACTGCTGGCACCCCGGGCACTCGACGCCCCAACAGCGCAGCTCGCCCGAGTCGAAAAACGCTGAGGCTTCGTGCGACTCGTCCCATCCTTGACTGACCCCTATCACCACCGAGTTCCAACGGTCATGCGTTCGCCGCTGCGCCTCGCCGATCATTCCCGGGCGCCATCTCCAAAGCTCATCCATCCAGACGTACCGCATCGACTTTTCTTGCAGACTGCTAAGGTTCGCGCCCGCGATGAAGAGCGGCATGTGGGGAAAAAGAATCGAAGTCTTCCGCTTCTGATGCCGATCGCTTGGGAAAAGCGCCGCCGTCTTTTTGCAGTTTTGCAGGACTGGCAAAAGACGGGTTTCAGCAAAGTCCTTTGCCATGTCGTCACTCTGTCCAACCAGCAGCATTCCCCCGGGGGCCTCGGCAACCACATAAGTCACGAGTAATTCCAGCAGAGTCGTTTTTCCCCCGCCAACCGGCGCCCGAATTCCAATCTGCCGAAAATGACCGCTGGCAAACGTCCCGACAATTTCGTTTAGCCAAGGCGCAACCGTCCGGTCAAACAGCGTCGCCCTCGCCGAGTGCGGCAACACGACATTTTGCTCGAGCCAGTCGAGCGGGTCGCCTTGAAAGCGCGCCTGAAAGCCCAAAAGGAACCCGTCAATGATCTGCCGCATCTTCCTCCAAATCTGTCCGTTCAACTGCCGAAAGAGCGTCCAATTTTGCCCGCGCTTTTGTCACAAGCAAATCCAACCGCACCAGCAACCGGTCACGGATCTGGATTTCTGAAAGCCCCGCCAGGTGTCCAGGCAAATCATTTGCCAGCGCGTTCAATTCCGCTACCAGAATGGAACCAATGCTTGTCGCCGCCTCACGCACCTCGTCGATCCGAAGATATTCGGCCTTTTCCACCGCGGTCTTAAACTGGATCCTTTCTGTCTCCGCGTTGAGCTTAGCCAACCGGGCATCAGCAATATTGCCACTCTTCGCGACCGCTTGAATGGTCGGCTTTGCCTCCCTCCAGGCTATTGCGCCCTCGATCGTTTTTGGCATTCCCTTTGCGCAGGCATCGTACACGGTCGACTTGTCGAGCCCGAGAAGGTCTGAAAGCTCCTGCACGGACAGTTCGCCCTCCTTTTTGGCTTTTTTTCGTCCCGTTGATGGTTTTTGACCGCTCATAAGTTTGTTCAAGTCCCACACCACACC